ACGATAAATAATCTTCCACACGATTGCGTTCTGGCACATCTTTTAAGTGACGGCGCACTTTGCCTTCCTGCACGTAGATTGACAAGTTGTCGAGTGAAGTCACCAACACAGTGCCTTTCGGGAAGTATGGCACGGTTACGGCTTGTAAACCGCCAACACGTTTTTGGCTGATGACAGTATCGCCCGCCGCTTGTTCGCTTGGTTTTGATTGGTTGATAAGCGGGAAGTATTTGTCCGCTAACAAGTCGCTACCCATAATAGCCACAAGTTTTGTGTCGTCACGGTATTGGTCAGGGATGAAATCTTCTTTTAATGCAAAGACTAATGCATCAAGATTTTTGTATTCTTTACCTTCACCGATTTCGATTTTGCCTGTGCCGCTTTTCGCTTCTTTCATCACGCGTGCGGTTGCTTTATCTTCGATTTGTTTCAACCAGCCTTTGTTCACGTCTTGCAACAATGGATTTGATGTGCGGTTGGTTGTCGCGGCCACGCTTGTGCCGTTCCAGCCGATCATGATACGGTCTAACGCAATGCGTTCTGCTTTAAGTTTGCCAACACGTGCCGCAAAGTCAGGGAATTTCGCCCAACTGTCTAACGTTGCATAGTTTAAATGCGTGTCAAAGTTGGTTTGTTCGCAAGAATATAAGTTTTCTTGCAAGCTGTGGATATCCGTGGTTTCACGTGCTTTTGTGTTGGTATCTGTACGGCTTGCAACTGGTGAAAGTACACCTAAACGCAATGCAGAACCTTTCATGTCTTGCACCATCACAACGTTGATGCGTTTTAAGAAATCGGAGCTTTCAAGCACTGCATTTTCAAGCTTTTGTTGAATTGTTGGTTCTACGGTGAATTGCCCGCCATTTGCAACAAATGCCACATCTTCGCCGTTATCTTGTGCAACGCCTGCAATGTAAGCTTGAAATTTTTGTTGAGTAAATTTATTCATTTGGTTTTTTCCTAAGATAAATTAAAAGAAGCGGCCGTCAGTTTCAGGTTCTTCACCATAAACTAATGGGCGTGAGTTTTCGGCTTGTGCCGGCTTTTGTTTGAGTTCTTCAAACGTTGCATGAATTTCTTCATTGCCCGCTTTCATTTCTTCAATGGCTGTTTGTTGATTTGCAAAATCGCCTTGAAGTGCGGTCAATTTTTCCAAGATGTCTTTTTGTTGCTCGGCTAAAAGCTCAATAGCACTGGATTGGTCAGCAAAGCGTTCATCATCCGATTTTTCTTTTTTCGCGAATAACGCTTTGATTTTTTCCAACACAGATGGGCTTTTTTCTGCTTCTTCAACAAATTCCAATTCAGTTTCAACGGCAGCGGTGAAAATGTTGTCCGCTTTTAACTTGCGGGCATTTAAGCCATTGTGCGAGAAACTTAACATTTCTGTACCTAAGCTTGCCGGATTATCCGTAACGGCTAAACCGACTAAGTATGCCTTACCTGTGTCTGCAAAATTGGTGTCAATTTCAACGGACGTGTAAACCTTTTGCCCGTCTTTGTTTAAGGCAATGAGTGCGTCAGTTGGTTGAAGTTCAGCTAAAAGCTGTAATTTGCCATCTTCACGTTCTTCTGCTTTCACTGCTAAGACGTCACCAAAGCAGTTAGCATTGGCAAGTTCAGGGAGATAGACAGAAAATTTGATGTGGTCAAGGTTGATGCGTGCGCCGTAGGTGTTTTTAGGATCGTAACTTTCAGCCATTTCTTCAATCCAGTTTCGCTGAATTGTGCGGCCGTCAGTTGTTGCACCTTCGGTTGCGACAATGACCCATTTAGATTTTTTTGCCATTGGTTGTCCTTTCTGTGGTTGGTTTGGCTCAAAGATTGCCATTATTCTGAAAGGTTTAATTTTTGCGGTCTATGGGTTGTTTTTGTTGCTTTTCTGTTCACATGTGAGCTGTAAAGACTAACGGCAAGCCCCTTTCTATTATGCGGTTGTAAATTGAAAGGATGATGAATGGACGAACAAGTTATCAATCAAGCTTCGCCCGATGTAACGGCGGAAATAAAAAGAAAAGCACAACAGATGTATTTTAGCGGTTATAAAATCGCTGAAATCGCTCGTCAGCTTGATATTGCTGCGTCCACAATTTCCAGTTGGAAAGATCGCGAAAAATGGGATGATGTTGCCCCTGTTGGTCGTGTTGAATTAGCCCTTGAAACAAGATTGAATTTACTGATTGCCAAAGAAGAAAAAAGCGGAGCAGATTATAAAGAAATTGATTTGCTTGGTCGCCAAATGGAACGCATGGCGAGAGTTAAAAAATATTCTTTCGGGGATGGCAATGAAGTGGATTTAAATCCGAAACTTGCAAATCGAAACAAAGGCGAACGGAAGAAAGCAGAACAAAATGCCATTGATCAGGAACAAGAAGAATTACTGATTAATGGCTTTCTTGATGGGATGTTTAATTATCAGCGTGTTTGGCATAAAGCAAAAGAAAACCGCATCAGAAATATTTTAAAAAGCCGACAAATCGGGGCGACTTACTATTTCGCTCATGAAGCCTTTATTGACGCATTGACAACTGGACACAATCAAATCTTTTTGTCTGCCAGTAAAAAACAGGCGTTGCAGTTCCGCTCTTACATTGTGAACTATGCCAAGCAAACAGCAGACGTGGATTTAAAAGGCGAAACCATCAAATTGCCAAATGGTGCAGAATTGATTTTTCTTGGCACGAACTCCGCCACTGCTCAATCGTATCACGGCAATTTATATTTTGATGAAGTGTTTTGGGTGCCTAAATTTGATGTGATGCGTAAAGTGGCATCAGGTATGGCAGCACAAAAAATGTATCGCCAAACGTATTTTTCAACGCCGACCACGATTGCGCATCCTGCTTATGCTTTTTTCTCTGGAAAAGCATTTAATAAAAATCGGGCCAAGGCGGACAAAGTTGAAATTGACATTTCGCACGAGAATTTAAAAAGCGGAAAACTTTGTGCTGACCGCCAATGGAAGCAGATTGTTACCATAAATGATGCGATGGAAGGTGGGTGCAACCTATTCAATATTGATGACCTGATCGCAGAAAACAGCAAAGAAGAATTTGAACAGTTGTTTTTATGCCAGTTTGCGGATGATAACACGTCAGCGTTTAAATTTGCCGACTTGCAACTTTGCCAAGTGGACAGCTTGGAAGAATGGCACGATTACAAGCCATTCTATCAACGCCCATTTGGTAATCGTGAAGTGTGGTTAGGTTATGACCCCGCCTTTACTGGCGACCGTGCAGCATTGGCGATCATCGCTCCGCCTAAAGTGGAAGGCGGTGATTATCGTGTTTTGCATTGGCAAACATTTCACGGCATGGATTATGAAGCACAAGCGAGCAGAATTAAAAGTTTCTGTGATGATTACAATGTCACCCGCATTGTGATTGATAAAACGGGGATGGGGTCGGGCGTATTCCAAGAAGTGAAAAAATTCTATCCAATGGCAATCGGTCTTGATTACAACGCCGATTTAAAAAATGAGATGGTATTAAAAACGCAAAACTTAATTCAGAAACGCCGCCTTAAATTTGATGGTAACGAAATCATCACCAGTTTTATGACAGTCAAAAAACGTATTACCGGAACAGGGAAGATTACTTATGTTTCTGACCGTTCAGAAGATGCAAGCCACGGCGACTTATCATGGGCAATAATGCACTGCATTTTAAATGTGCCTTATGGTTTAAACGGCGATGTGTCAAGTAACCAATCAACTATTTTCACTTTTGAATAGGATTACCAAATGAGCAAAAAATCAAAAAAATCAACCGCACTTTCTACGGGGAACCAAGCACAGGCGTTTAGCTTTGGTGAGCCTATCCCTGTGCTTGACCGTGCAGAAGTATTGAATTATTTCGAAAGCGTGTTGATGTATGAGAAATATTACAACCCGCCAATTAATTTAAGTTATCTTGCCAAAGCCTTAAATGCATCTGCACATCATAACAGTGCGATCACGGTGAAGAAAAATATTTTGCTTTCTACCTGTAAAACGACCGCACTTTTACCACGCACGCAGTTAGAAAAACTGGTGCAAGATTACTTAGTATTCGGTAATGCTTACCTTGAAAAAGTTGAAAACACATTCGGGAAAGTGATTGCGTTAAAATCGCCCCTTGCAAAATATATGCGCGTTGGCGTGAAGAAAGGCATTTTTTATCAGATAGTTAATGGCTTTGATGAATATGAATTCCCGAAAGATGCAGTGTTTAATCTGATCAACCCTGATGTGAACCAAGAAATTTACGGCGTGCCGGAATATTTAGCGGCATTACAATCAGCTTTCTTGAATGAAAGTGCAACATTGTTTCGCCGCAAATATTATTTGAACGGTGCGCATGCGGGGGCGATTATCTATATGACTGACCCAACACAGAACCAAGACGATATTGAAGCAATCAAAACGCAAATCAGACAAACCAAAGGGACTGGCAACTTTAAGAATTTATTTGTGTATATTCCAAATGGAAAGAAAGATGGAATGCAAGTTATTCCATTGTCTGATGCTATCGCCAAAGATGATTTCTTAAATATCAAGAATGCAAGCCGTGATGATGTGTTAGCTGCGCACCGTGTGCCACCTCAATTAATGGGGATTGTACCTAACAATACTGGCGGATTTGGTGACGTTGAAAAGGCAACGCGAGTGTTTTTTATCAATGAGATAATCCCATTGCAAGAACGATTGAAAGAGATTAATAGTTGGGTAGGAGAAGAAGTGATCACGTTCTCGGAATACAAATTACTACAATAGATCCTTTCAAAAATAAACAGCCCGCAGAAATGCGGGTTTTGTATTGCTCAAAGCGCTGTTTTTGTCCTGTATAGTATTAGTACCGCCCCAGTGTATTATATCAAATCAATCAATATGACAAATCTTAAATCCTTATTTCAGCCCGATTTTTCGCCCAATTGTACGAATGAAAAATCGCAGTCAAACCCTCGCCACGCCCGCACACTAAAGATGTCGATTTCAACGCAATTTTAGATCCTTTCCGAATCCTTTTCAGTAATAGCGCCTTTCAGATCCTTTACTTCAGATCTTTCAACGCAAATAAACGCAGAAAAGTGAAAAATCAGATCTTTTGGCAAGTAAAAAATTATGTGTATAGATGTGTCGTCAGTGTGGCGTTGAGTGAGATTTTGTTTATGGTATATTAAAAGTGTTGCAGTTTTGATTGATTGGATAACTGATTGAATTATTTGTTATTTATTTTCTTAATGGCTGCCAACTATTCACAGTTTGCATAACTCCAAAACCGGGTGTTGGGAGTTCGAGCCTCTCCGCCCCTGCCATTATTCCATATCAATTTATCTTTAATTTTTTATAAGAATATTGTCTATTTTGTTATTCGTTTTATACTAATTGCATTTTAGTGTTTCAGAGATATTCTTATGCGTTATTCTATTCAAGATTTTATTCAATTAATTGCACAATTACGCAATCCTAATGGCGGTTGTCCTTGGGATCTTAAACAAAATTATGACTCCATGATTCCTTGTTTAACTGAAGAAACTTATGAAGTCATTGATGC